TTAGAATGCGTTAATGGTTGCAACGTACTGGCTGCGGCTCACTTGAACCTGAACAACCGTGAAAGCATCGCCCCAATCGTTATCAACTGCAGGGGTGAGGCCGATGATCCGCATATCGCCAACGGCTCCCGAACCAGCAAGGCTGGTTGAGATCATGCACTGCGAAAGACCTGTGGTGGTCGATCCTGCAGTGATGCTGGCAAAGTTTGACTGATCACCAATCGAGGTCTGAGCCAGACTACCGTTGGCCTGAATGTCGTAAACGATATTCGGGTCAGAGTAGTAATAGGTGACTTGAGAGCCAGTTTGATACGCCGTGTTGGCAATCCACTGATTGCTGATTTGGCGGCGACCAGAAACATCAGTCCACTCGTGACCAGCAAAAGCACCTTGATAAGCGCTGCCAGCCGTTGCGACAACAATATTTCCAGACGTGTTCAGGGCTACAGGCTGGCCTTTCAAAATGCCAGTGTTGTAGGTCGAGGCAATACCGTTTGCGAGCGCAATAGCCCGATCCAGACCAGACGGATGGAACGAGGGGCGCAAGCCGAACGGAGCACTTACTGCTGACATAGCAAACTCCTTTGTTAACCGGAAAATACCGGCGTATTAACAGTTCGGTCCAATTCGCCAAAGCCTTCGCCTTCGACCCTGCCCAGACTCTTGCCTGAACTGTCACGCGCACCCTGAATGTTCTCAACTTGTAGCCGAATCTTGTCCGACTCATCGTTGGGCATCTCATGATGCATCTGCAACATGATGTCCTGATAAACATCCATAGGAAGTTTATACAGACGCATCTCGTTGCAAGCAATGAAACCAGTGTCCTCGCCAGCCTTTACACGGTAATTGTCAAACCCCGGTAACTCATCCGCTTTCACGGGCACGTACCCTAGTCTGATCCGTTTATCAATACTGTCGTAACTGTTGGTCGTCGATAGCCAGCAAAGGTGCCATCCCGGAATTTCCGGAACCTTTGGCAGCGCACTTTGTGTCCATTCCTCGCTCCACATCCTTCGACGTTCCTGCGCAGACATGAACTTTTCTTCAACCGGGCGACGGCTTGCGTCCTCACTAGCGCGAGTTTCGCGTCCACCATCCGACAAAGATTTTTTTAAACGTGAATCCATGATCATCCATTCCTATTGTTACGGGCTTCTGCTGCGTAGCGCTTGACCATCTTGGCTCGGGCTGTAGGGTCGTCCCACAATCCCGCATCCTTCATGGCTCGCACCTGCTCCGGACTTAAAACAAACGTACTACCGCCTTGGTTTCCGTATGCTTCTCGCCCAGAAGAAACAACTGCACTTCTAGGTCTGGTCCTCGATGGACTCTGTCTTTGATTGTACAGGTGTGGCAATCGTTTTTGCAAGCGATTGTCTAATTCTTCCCAATATTCCGGACTTGCCGGGTCATAACCTTCTTTAGAAAGTTTGGTGTCAATGACTTTGGCAATCATGCTGTCTTCATCGCCACCATTGGGGTCATACCATGAATTGCGTTCAACCCAATTGTTTGCAAGCCTTGCAAGCCGCGGATCTGCAGGCGTTGTGTCATTGCTTACAGCGTGAACCGCTTGGCGTTTGAATGACGACATATCCTCCAATTTTCGCTTGGAGTCGTACCACATCTGTTGCGCTTGGGTAAACGCATTGCCATTTGCAGTATCAGTGGCTTCACGCATCTTGGCCGTGGCGTACTGCAAACGCAGTTCCTCGTCCTCAATTGCCTTGTCAAGCCTTGCCAAGTCGGCACTGTAGGACTTGCGTTCGACTGCAGACAGCCGCTCCATGAGGTCTTGATTTTGCTTCTGCAACATCTGCAGTCGCGTATCTTTTTCCTCGTTGGTGCGCTTGATGTAGTCCTTTTTGGCCCTGCGACGGTTCCTACGGGCGTCTCTGACGGCCTCTGAATCATCAGGGTGGTCTACGTCACCATCGGCGTCCTGAGCGCCTCCTGCGTCGATCTGCGGGTTTTCAATGCCATCAGGCAGTTCCGCAACAGCCGACCCGTCCTGTTCTTCCGTTACTTCAAACGGTTCTTCCTTTTCAGTACTCATAGGTATGCCTTCATGGTCAAGGGGTTGCCCAATACCTTGGCAATTACTTCATGGTCGTTGAAGACCGCAAACAATGCTGGATCCTCATCCGGCTCGTTTGGAACAGGTGCTTCCCAACGGTCGCCGCCCCACTTGGGGATGCGCACAAAGTCGCCAACGTCACACCAAGAGCCTTCTGGCCATGCCTTCATTGTGTCCCGGTGTTTGAACGCCAAAGGGCCGATGTCGATGACCTTCGCCACCATGTTCTGCCACTTCTCTGTTTCTTTGGTTTCTTCAACCAAAATAATCCCCGAACCTGAAGTTTTCTTTTTGGTCCTACGCAACTGAACCAAAATTCGTCCACCAAGAGGTTTTGCACCGGGGTCCACGCTCGGAAATGCCCAAGCCAACTCAGCGCTGTCACGCGCTTCCGGATTACTCATCTTTGTCTTCCATCAAATTGTTAAGAATGTCCAAGGCTTCTTGCAGCCCTGCAAAGTGTCCAACCATCCGGATGTACGATTCCCAGTTCGCCGCATTTCCAGCGGCCATAGACACAGCAATCTCGCCTTGTCTAGCCTTGATCGATCCGATAAGGTCAGAAATGGTTCTCATTTTTTCTTAGTTGCGTTCGATAAACCACCCCCTTCTTTGGCTGGGGCCGACTGCTGGCCATTAACGGGAGCACCTTGGGCCATCCGCTTGTGTTGCGGGACCATTGGGCCTTTCTGTTCCTGATCACTCGTAGCCATTTGATTGTCCTTGATTGTCTAGGTTTAACTTGGCAGCATCCCGGGTAAGACGCGCCGTCTCAATGCGCTCCTGAGTCTCATTGTCCCCAGTAGCAATCGCCAGACGCAGTTGCAGATCTTCCATAGCAATCTGCTGATCCATCTGCATCTTGGCCATTTTCTGTTGAATGTCGGCCTGTACCTTGGCCTGCTGAATGCCGACCTCAGCCTGATCACGCTGCGCCCGGCGCTGAGTTTCAGCCATGGATGTCTGCAACAACACTTGATCAGAAGCAGCCATTTCAGGTTTGGGTTTCATCTGCTGCAACATTGCCAGCGCTTGCTGGATGACCGGCATTACCTTGGCAAAAGCCTGTTGAGTATCCAAAGAAACGTGTTGGGAAGCCACGGCAAACAGCTTGTCCATTGGTTTGGGATCTGTGACGGAATCATAGTCATCGGGCTTGCCTCCAAGCGATTGGCGGACATATCCGTTCATTCGGTCCAGATACCAAAGCGAAAAGTGTTCCTTGATATGGTCTAGCTGCGCAGGCAACATAGTTCCGGCAAACATTGGGTTTTGCCCAAAGAACGGGTCTTTGACTACATCCAAATGGGATTGAATGTGTGCCAAGTGGTCTTGCTCTGGGTATGCGTAGGCTTTTTGACCAATCATCATATGGACGTTTTCAGTAGCTGCATCCTGCTTTTCAGGTGATGCTACATCAATCATCAATTCATTGACGTTTGGAACTTTAATTTGTTTCAAAAACCGCGAAAGAACAGCCCGGCGATTAAACAAATCCGGGTTCTTGTCCATTAGCGCCATAACCGCTTGGGTTTGCGCCATTCGCTGCGTTTCAGAGAAGATATGAGGGTCAGAAACCGGAATTACGTCGGTTACCCGGCTGAAATCTTCCCGTTTGACCTCTAGTTCCGCAACCAACTCGCCGCGGGTCATGTCATCCAAATACCAACGGTTGATTCTGCTCAGAATCTTTAGCACCCGGGCCTGCGACTCGTGCAAACGGGCGTGAATGGACGAAAAAACGACCGCTCCCTGCTCAATCAGCGCTTGAGTCGTGCCAACTGGTGCATTTGCATTGACATCTGCAATTTTTTCTTCAGCCGTTGTAACCACCCCCTTAGCTGCTTCCGTCAACCAACCCAAAAGCTGGAACAAAACGGGGCTCGGCGGGTTGAATGGCATCGGCATTGCCACTTTCTTAATGTCATCAATGCCCGGAGCCGCTTCAATCTCCGTTACTTGCGTGACTTCCACCTGTTGACTCTGGCCCGATACCTTGGCTCCCTTGAGCTTGAGCATCGTTGCCGAGTTGGTGATGTGGGCGGTGTCCAATAGCGCCCGCAAAGCCCCGGTAAGGGCCGCAGAAAGGCCGCCAATGATGTGTGGCAGCCCGATTGCATAGGCACCGCGCCATGGAATGAACTTAAACTCAACAACCCAGTCGAGTTTGGTGAAGGTTTCATCGCCTTCTTCCCAGTTCCGGTACAAACCAACGACTTCCGACTCTTGGTCATCAATCATCAGGATGTACGGGGCCGACTCACCCTTTGTATACGAATCGTCTTCCAGTTCCAGCCAAGTGTAGATGTGGTACACCCGGCGGATTCCGTCTTCGTTTTCGTTGAATTCCTTGCCTTCAATCTTGTCCGTAGCTTTTTGAGGCCCGGTTTGCTCCGGCTCAAGGCTGCTGCGAATAAAATCGGTGTCACGATACAAGCCAGACCGAATCCGGTTCTTGTATTCGTACTCGGAAATGTTGTGGACTTCCGTAACCCGCTGCGCCGTGTAGAAGTTGCTTGATGCAAACGGCAGCAGGACGTTGTCGATTGGCAGAAACTCTGCGCATGGCCGACGTTTCTTGTCGTCGTACCACAGTTTTATGTACTGACTGCCGCCTAAGGGCAACTGGGTCAGCATCTGTTCTTCTTCGTCCCTGAATTCTTCGATCTGGTCAGTCAACTGCCAGTTCATAAACTCAACTTTCCGCTCCGCGACCTGTGTTTTTTTGTTGTCGACGTCTCCAATAATTTTTGTCTTCGTTGGTCCGTCAGGCGGGAATAGCTCTTTAATAGCTCGTGCAGCAAAGTCAATACAGGTTTCCGCCATAATCGGGTGAACAACCTTACTTGCACCGTTGAAATTCGCACCTCCCGGGGCGTCGTTACCCATGCCCGTACGCCGAATCCCGTCCTCGTACTGCTTGTCCCTCTGCTTCCTTGCATCCTTGTCCTTTTCGACCATCTCGATGTAGCGCAAGGCCATACCATTCAGGTCATGAGAGTCAATGTCTTCAGAATCCGCAAGGTTCTGGTAAAAGTCTTCGTCTTCTAAAGGCCCTTCCGTATTCATTGTGAAGACTGCGCTACCGTCTGGTAGCTCTTCCAACTCTGCGTCTTCGATATTCACTTCCTTTGGCATAGGCGCTGGCATAGGCCTTGGCTGCGCGATCTGCACCGGAAGAACTTGTGCAGGCTGCGCTGGAGGAAGTTGTGCAGGCCCCTGTGGGGCATTTATGATCGGAAGATCAGCCATCATTCATCCTTTTTGACTTTACCGCCTTTCTTGCGGCCGGTCAGTTGTTTCATGCGATCCATGTACTCATCAATCTGATTGACGTAGTCATCCGTAATTTTTTGGCGACCCATCTGCATTTTAAACAATGGGAAATGCCCAGTCTGAGGCGGCAAATATGATTGACGATGTTTGACGTATGCCGCGGTGTCAGGGAACGCTAGATCATACGGTATTGGGTGGTTAGAACGCCCAATGAACTCGCCCGGAATGTCTTTTTCATACGTTGGGTGAAAGCCCGGAGTCAATCCGCTTTTTGGGTTCATCTTTCCAATTGCAAACCCGCTTGCGCCTTGTTCAACATTACGCAATTCAGGGTGCGTGATAGCCGTTACAACATCAGCCCCTGACGGCAACCCAAACGGGAACATCTTGGTGTTGACATCATTGGATCCGCTCAACAGTTGAGCAATCGTCTTGCGCAAATCTGACTGTTCGGTTGCCTGAGCCAACAAGTCGTCTGGGTTTTTAAATCCAACAAAGTCTTTCGCACGCGGCTTGCCCTTTGATGGTTTGTCCCATTCCACGCCGCGAACAGCATTGACGTATTCAGCCAGCGCTTCCCGTTTAGACCGGTTCATCCGTTCTGGCTGCAGCACCCCCATCAAGGCTTCAAGATTGTGCATAGCAAATGCTTCAGACCCCGGCCCCATCTTGACGTACTGACCAAGCACTGGGTATTCCTGCCCAAGGTCTGCAATCAGGTTCTGGATTCCCTGCGCCGGGCCTTCGTTAGAAGCCCAGAAAGAAGTTAGGTTGTCCAAACCGTAGTGAGGCCCACCGTACAACTGAACTGGGTTTTTCAATGTCTTTTTGCCAACCCCAACCAGTTCATGAGTACCCATGATCGAACCGTTGGGAAGCATGACTATCCCACCCATGGTGGCGTCGCCGGGAACCCCAACAAGCATTGAGCCAATATAATCGCGGTAATCAACCACCTGCGGCGTGGATTGCTGTACGTTTTGGCGAACGCTTGACTTGAGGTTCTGTTCTTTGTTGAATTGCTTCTGGGTTTTGCCAGCAACCACTCGACCTGCTTGCTCTTTCGACTGATACTGGTTGTTGACTTGCGCCGCTACCCGCTCGGCGTGTTTGTTGATTTGATCCGACGTCAAAGGTGCCGCTGTCGGATGCTCGGGCGGCATATACTTTTCTTCAAGTATGGTTTGGGCCGCCATCTCCCGGGCTTTGCTTAATGCCTTCTCTTCTTCCATGCCTCCTTTTTTTAAAGTTTCGGCAATGCGGTCAGTACGTTGTGCAAGGGCCTTCAAGTCTTTAACGCCCCGGATCAGATCAACCAACCCACCGCCGGCCGCGTGTACTTCGCCGCCTTCGTTGTAGTTGTTCATTGCCCGGATCAAATCGTCATGCGTCGTTATTTCATTCAGCGCCCTGTCCCAAGCGGTGTGGTGTGTCAAGTGCTGGTAGAAAGGGTCCAAGGATGGGTCTAGATCGAGCGCCATGGCCTCCTGACGGTCAATCAGACGGTCTACTGCCTCCTTGGCTCCTTTGCCCTTCTGGCGGTTCATGATGGAGCCTACAACCTTGACCGTCGTTGGCGGATTGGTGTGCAAGGAAAGCTGTCGGGCATCTAGCGTTGGAAGATCGCCGCGGCCAAGCAACGATCCAATGAATCCAGCCTTGGCTTGGTCAATACCATAAATGCTCTTGGCGTAGTCCCGGAACGCTTCTTTGTCGCCAGTAATCATGACATTGACGTCCCGCGGATCCCGGCCCAGCACGTCCGCGCCGTACACCAGCGCCTTGCCCAGTTCGTTAAACTTTCCAAAGGGCCTAAACTTTTGGACAAGGTCGTCGACGGCATACAAATCCGTATTGCCCAGTTCCGCTTCGTTCAAGTAACGCTGCCCCATTGGGGATGCAAGCCATTCAGCAAACGCACCTTCGGGACGTACCAGACCTCCCGTATTGGGAGCCTGTAGCCCGGCCTTAGTGGCGACTGAGTGCTTGAGTCCTCTACGTCCAATGCTTGACTGGGTGATTCCGTAAGCCTTGATTAGGTCGCGCTTGTTCAAGTCGCCTTGAGCGGCTCGGCCGGCCTGCTTGATCATGAAGTCGCCGTAACCCTTTTGGATATACTCCGGCACCTCCGTAGCGTTGACTATGGCCGCAGGAACGGACAGCGGCTTCCATTCCCAGTCCTGCAGGTTGTGGGCTGGCTTGTCCACATACTCATCAACACGATTGACACGCTTGGCGGCCTGCGCAGCCTTTGCAAGAGCACTTAGGGCACCCATACTATTCCTTGTATCCGGAGAGGCCGCCAGTGGCGTATGGAGCGTCTTCCAACTGCTTCTTGGATGGGCGTTTCGGTTTGCGTGCAAGCACTAATGGTCCGACCTGCAAAACCTCTTCGGCCTCAACAATCGGCTCAAACGTCTCGCGGTCGTAGAACATTGAACTGCGTTCTGGATCCATTCCAATCTGGCGATACCGTGGATCCGACATCATCTCCCGGGCCAACTCCATGGCTTCTTCCTCGCCGGTGCGCTTGTAGTTGCCCTTAATGGTAGCGAACGTGCCCTTGCTGGTCTTGCCCGTTGCGTAATTCAAAGCCGACTTTGGCTCTACCCCAAACAATGCGTCACCAACCCTAAAGTGACTGTCGTACCCAATGACCGGCCCCGCCCTAAACCCCGGCACCTGTTCATGAAGCGTTGGGATCCAAGTGTCGTGTCGGATGTACGATGGAATATTTAGGCGGCCACCAACCGGCGTTCCTTCTTCAAGGTTGCGCGGCAAGTACAGCTTATCCCGTTGGTTGACATCCAACGCCTTCAGCATTTCTTCCTTGGTTGCCATGCGCGGTATTTCGGCAAACGGCTGAACCGGCTTGAACATCCGGACCATCTCCGCATACTCTTCCTTGCTGATCTTGCCTTCCTGCAGCAACTTAGCCGCCGCGGTCAACTCTGGTACCCGCTTGGTCACATCCTTGTGAGCCATGCCAATACGATCCGTTGACAGGCTCTCAACGGTTTTACCAGCCGCTTTGGCTTCTTCCAGCGACCGTTTAACCATAGCCAAGGCTTTGATCAATCCGCCACCAGCAGCATGAACCCCACCGCCTTCTTTGTATCCTTCGTTAGGCTGCACGTCTGGTAAGTCTGGATCAACATCGATGTTTAATTCCGGCGTTGTGTCAATTGGCCTCCATGGCCGACCTTCCCGAAATTTTTGAACCTCTTCCATTGTCAAATAGTCCGGAACAGAATGGCCAGCGGCAATTAGCGCCTGCTCTTCTTCCGGTGTTACGGCTTCTGATTTTTTATACAAGCCGGTGTTTGCAATATCGTCATTTAAGTCGCTCAGGTTAAAGTTTTTATACCGCATAAAATCGGTAACGTATTTCTTTTGCGGGTAATCTGCGCTATCTACGTCATTAAACTTTCTTTTTACTTGGGTTGCAATGTAAGGAATAGATGCGTTGGTTTGTTCCATTTCTTGAAGGTTTGGGTATCGACCTTCTCTGGCAAAAAAATCTCTTGTTGCTTGCCGGCGCATTGCATCAGTTGGCTCTAACGTCTCGACCGTTACATACGGTTTCCCATTTGCATCAATTAAGGAATAGACCTTGGCTTTGCCGCTCTTGATTGCTTCCCATCCGCCATGTCCATAATCTTGGTCTCCAGAATTGCCAGATATTTTTTCCCAGTCTGGATGGTCCGGATCCGGCTCATACCCTCGGACCGAATGTTCCATGGCATCTGACTCAGCGGCAAACGCTCCGGGCTTGTTCAGTTCAACCCACCTGTATCCTTCGGGATACTCTTTCACAACCGGCAGGTCTTTACGGCTTGTCGCCAACTGCCTTGCAAGTTCCAGTTGCCGCTCGACTTCCCGTCGATGGGTAATCCTTACCAGATCATCCATCTTGACCGTTCCAACTTTGGTCGGGTCAATGCGTCCTGCCAGCACTTCGGCATTCAAAGTTTCAAGCAACTTGTCAAAACCAAGAGTGGATGGTCTTGTAAATCTGCTTAACTCATACACTTGTTCATCGGCTGGAATCTTGGCCAGCCACGGGTTCATTTCTAGCAAACCCTTTTTTTCGGCATTGAAATACCCACCATCCTCATATTCTGATATGCGATATCCAGCAGGCTGTGGATTGATTGCCAAGTCCGACAGTGTTTCCCAATTTTTTCCAGCATTTGTTGTTGCAAGACCCTGAGGCGGGAACCCAAATCCCAATCTTTGATGTTGAACCCCAGTTGTTTGGTCTCTAGTCGGAATTGGAATATTGAAATGCGAGTAACCTTCGTCAATTGCTTTTCGAATTGGGTCGTTTTCAGTCCCCATTTCATTGCGCATATACTTGACTAGGTTTTTATCAGCAAACCTTCGCTCGGCAATGTCCGCTTCTTTTTGTTTGATAAAATCAGCGTATGCTTGCGTATACCTGCTTTCCGGGCCGTACGTGTTAGCAAGTCTGTTATAATTATTTCTAAGGTTTTCTAATTCCGATTCTAACCCTGCCATGCTACCCATGTTCAGGTTTTTCATTACCGGGTTCAAACCATAGTCGACCCAGTTTCCACCACCCTTCTTGATGATTGGCAGCCCAGAAGCTCCTGTAGCATCAGCAACACGGTTGGCCAATCGGTAGCCTGCTTCGCTTTTGGCAAGGTTCTTGGCTGCACGGCCAGCGCCCTTTGCGCCCTTCACCCCTACCCCGATCAGGCCAGCAATCCCCGGGGCAAGTAAAGCCATGTCCGCAACGTCATACGGATCCTTTGGCATATCACCGTAGCTGAACTCATTCAGTGCCCGGCCAGCCCCGCCGATACCCATCAAGTCCGATGCCTGTATGGTCTTGGCTACATCGGCCAGCGGGATTGGATAAGTCTCCAAACCTTTTGGCTGGTTGATCTCACCAGACGAGGTCATGGTAGGGTATAGCGAGAGCCCTACAGGGATTGGGACTTTAGGTCCACCCTGAGGCATTAGGTAATCTATGGCCGCGTTCTGGACCGATTTAGACCGCTTGTCGAGGTCGGCCAAGAAGTCAGCCACAGCCCCCATCGCTTTGCCGCGGGGTCGGTTGATTACCTCCGGCATCGGTGGCTTGCGGATGTCGGTGCGCCGGTCGTATACCTTTTCGGTAGGCTCTGGCAACCCTAATAGGGCACGAGCTTGCTCTGGGGTCATAGTCAATCCTCCAGCCGACATCATATCCCGGGAGGGATGTCAAGTCACGTTAGGAATTGATCCCTGAAATACGTTTTGAAGTTGCCGGTCCAACACTTAGTCCCGAAGTGCTTGCACGTTTCTTCGATGTCCGCATAAATCGAATACCCGGCGTTACGGATCTTGTGGCACAACACTAAGTCTTCCGATTGAATCCATCCGTCTAGCGTCTTGATCTCAAAGATCATCCGGCGCATCTTGTCCCCATCGTTGTACTCTGGACTGGCCGCGGCTACAGCCTCCATAACCGGGCGCGTCAGCCGTAGAAACCCAGTCCCAATAGCTTGGACATCCAGCAGCTTCAGCTTGGGGTCCCACCGATGCTCTTCCATGCGCTCTGGACGGATGTTGTACCGCTCCTCGTCCGTCTTCATTCGGACGGGCACACCAACCACGTCGACCGGGTGGCTGATCACCCTGAAGAACGTCTCAGCCGAGAACTCCTGATCGGCATCGATGAACACCACGTCATCCATCCCATCATCCAGCGCATTGCATAGCAACCGGTTGCGTACCAACGGCAGCAACGAGTCATACATCCAATATCTTAAGAAAAACTCACAGTCAGGAACCATCGTGGACAGTCTGAAGATTTCAGCCATGGCCATCGAGAAGCCACAGGAGACCTTGCCGTCATAGGTCGGAACAAGTATTGCGATTTTCCTCAAAATTACACTCCTTCTGATTGTTTTTTGAGCCTACATCATTTCGCGGTAGACAGTATTACAACCCTTTGGTATGAAGCTGTCTGCACAACATATGGGCAGGCGATGGTAATCACCGACGATGAGTTCATTCAACTCTGGGAACGGCTCCGTAGCCCCCAGAAGATTTCTGAAGAGACCGGCATCTCAGTGCGCAACGTCTACAACAGACGCCGATCAATCGAAAAGAAACTGAGCATCACCCTCACCTCAGAACACCAAAACCCATCCTGCGCTGAGTTCGACTCCAAGCGCCACCTCACAAAGATGCGCCATATCGGCGGCATGACCGATGGCATCATCCTCGTCTTCTCCGACGCACACTTCTGGCCCAACATCCGCACAACCGCCTTCAAGGGCTTGCTGTGGGCGATAAAGACCCTTAAACCGCACATGATCATCGCAAACGGTGACATATTCGATGGAGCCTCGATCAGCAGGCACCCCAGATCAGGCTGGAGCCAGAGGCCAAACGTGAAGCAGGAACTAGAAGCTTGCAAAGAAGCTATGACCGAGATTGAGAATGCCTGCCACAAGGCTCGCCATCACACGCAACTTGTCTGGCCACTCGGTAACCATGACGCTAGGTTTGAGTCGCGCCTAAGCTCATTCGTGCCAGAATTTGAAGGGGTTCAAGGGTTGACGCTCAAAGACCACTTCCCTAAGTGGCACCCCTGCTGGACGTGCTGGCCTACCCCTAATCTGGTAGTCAAGCACCGCTACAAGAATGGCATTCACGCTACCCACAACAATGCCGTTGGGAGCGGCAAGTCCATTTGTACTGGCCATCTGCACAGCCTCAAAGTCACCCCGTATGATGACTATAACGGAACCCGTTGGGGCATAGACACCGGAACATTGGCGGACACTGACGGCCCACAGTTCTCGGATTACATGGAAGACAACCCAGCCAATTGGCGCTCTGGGTTCGCGGTACTAACGATTCGCGATAGCAATCTGCTGTGGCCTGAGATTGCCCGGAAGCACAGCGAGGGCCTACTGGACTTCCGGGGTAACCTGATCGACGTCAGCGACCTTTAGGCGTCAGTCTGCTCGTCCTCTTCGCCTTCTGCATCATCAGCATCTTCGGCATCTTCGGGCTCGCCAACGCTAAAACGACTATTCCAAATCGCGAGAAACGTATCCTCGTCTTCGTCCCCGTTCAGGAGGTAGTCAACGCGCTTGACCATGTCGCTTGCGCAACGCAACAACGCAACGGTCAATCGGAAGTTTTCAAGCGTTTCATCCGAATACTCAGAAATATTGTGTTCAATTTCAAACTCGATGCGCTCGGCCACTACGGCTAGTGACTTCTCGTCACCATCAAAGAATCCACCCACCATGATCACCTCCTTTGAGTAGGGCACGTCGCCCACAAGAAGTCTACTTGCGTACCTCTTCATCCTGATGACAGGCTTGTTGCACCAAGGCTTTAAAGTCAATGAACGCCGCCTATAGGTATGGCCCTCACCAGCACAATCGGCGTTGCATCCCCGCAGTAATGCGCAACCACCCTGCTACTGACTGACTCGGACGCCTCCTCCCAAGTCTCGCCAAACTCCTCCATGATCTTGGCAATCATCTTTTCTCCGTCATAGATCATCCGGGTCACCAGTCGACCGTTATCCCATGTCTTGCAGGCTCCCAACTCGCAGTCTGCGAAACCCTTGATCCTCATTACAAAATCTATGTCATCACTGTGCATACGGATTGGTCCTTTTGGTTCGGCCACTATCTACAAAATCATCCTCGTCCCAGTCATCATCGGGCGGTGGGTCAATCTCAAGCCAGCCTGCATCCCTAAGGTACCTCAGGGCCTGCGTACAGGCATCTACAAAATCGTCATGGGTAGACTCGGGGAAGCTACAGATCTGGCTTACAAAGCCTTCTGCCCAGTCCCGCACGTACCCTTTGCGTTGGCTGCTCTCAGGTATCCATACCCGGCCCCGAGCGATGATGTTCGACACAATGTTCAGGCGCTGCATCTTATCCGCTTTGCCGGGGTTGTATGCCCGGATTGGTAGGTGCGCCCGTTGCAAGTCTTGGATCAGGCTGATACCCGCGGACTTGTCCTCGATCAACAACAGGTCGACCCGTTTCTTCTCCTTGCCCTCGCCGTAGACGGTGCCGAACTCCTCGATGACCTTAGGCCTGAGGTCAGGGTACTGCAGCCGCTCCTGCCAGCAATCGATGACCATGACGGACATTGGGCCATCCAAGGGTTTAAATACCCCGAACGTAATGCAGGCGGTCGGATCATTGGCCGCCTTCTCACTGGTCGCCACATCGTAACTCTGCAGGATGTATTCAAACTTTGGAAACTCTTTGCCATCGGGCCACAATTTGAACATCTCGCGCTTGACAATCCCGCTTTCTTCAGGGTCAATAATCTCAGCGTAGATCTCCTGCCGCCCCAACTTCGTCCCTTCATACTGCAGAACCTGCGCCTTAAAGTTGCTGCTTAGGTTCTGAAGATTGGTGTACGTCGAGGCAGTTGTCACCTTGACGTCATCGCCGTCCCTGCCCACTAGGTCAATGATCAGATCCTTAGGCCGCGGCGTGGTGGTGCAGATGATCCTCGTGCGGGTGCCCAGACGGACGGAGAACATAATCTGATCCCATGCCGCCTGCAGGTATTCCCATGCAGCCAACTCGTCACACCATGCCCCATGAAACTGGGGTCCGCGGAAACGCTCGGGCTCACTGGCTGGGATGCCCTTAATCAGCGAGCCATTGATCAGCTTTATCTCGTGGTATGCGCGGTTGTAATCCTCGATTAACTTTTCAGGGATAACAGAAATCAAACCCGAATCACCTTCCATGCAGGTCCCGCGGACATCACCGCTTGTTGGAGCCCCTACAAGCCATCGGGTGCCGGGCTCGGTCCATGCCCACCACGCAATTTCCTGAGCGGCATAGCGGGTCTTTCCGGCTCCCCTCCCGGCCAATAAAACGTGAATTGACCACCACGTCCCGGGCGGACTGATCTGGTGCTTGTGGGCGCTCTGAAGCCACTTCATCCGCCATGCCCATGCGACCTGATCCTCAAGCGACATCAGGCCAAACTTGCGTCTGGTTTCCGGGTCTTTCAGCAGTTCAAGCGTGTCAGAGTCCATCAAACCCCCTGAAAACGCATCTGTTTCCCACTTCGGCTGATACCGGCCGGCGAGCGAGCGAGACAATTTCCCACTTTACCCCCCAAAAACAGGGCAAAAATGGGACGTCACTCTTCGACCTGACGTTTCATCTCGACGTTTTGCAGCACTGAGTCGAACAGTTCCTTGGCATCCAGCGACACAGCCAATGGGTTATTCTTGTCACCAGCAACCTGAACCCGGGCACCGTATCTATTTGGGCTCCAGCAGGCCAGCAGCTTCATGCGTTGCTCAGTCCGCAGCTTCATCCATTGGACATAACCCGGATCTATGCGGGTTCCACCCTTGGAATCCTCGACATACCGCGGCTCGGCGTCAATCATGGCCAAAGTATCTTGGGCAATTGCTTCGACCCCATTTTCACGCGCGAGTGCGACCCGTTCGGAAAAACCGTCGCGGGTTTCCATCCAACTATAAACCGTCACCCATTCTGGGAAGCCTTCAGTCCTGCAGATGGCGCGTAGTGGCTCGCCTTGGGATAGGCGCATACAGATCTCGTCTTCGATCTCTTGAGTCCATTTGGATGGCCTGCCGCGTTTCTTGGGGGCGTTTAGCGCTTCGATTTGCTTACGCTGGTTTTCGGCAGCCAACTCGATCATCTTGAGGTCGAACTCGGCCTCGATCTTTGCGGCTTCGGCGCTTGATACGGCTTTGCGGGGTTTTTTTGGCGCGTCCGACATATTCCAGTCTCGTTGCGGTAAAACCCCGATTCTACAACAAAGTCAAGAATTTATGTGTTCTAAATAGTCCAGCACGTTTTGAAGCTGTCTTATAACCCGCTTGGCTTCTGTTTCCGTCAATACGGCATAGAAGCTGGCGCTATCGGCTGACAGGTGAAGCCAGAGCCCATCGTCGTAGTCGGAGATCGAGACACGGACGCCTCGCTCGGTTTTGAATTCGTCTGGGATTTTAATTTCTTCTGCCATTTCAATATCCTCGATTAAGTTTTGTTTTTTGCTTTTGTGCCGACCGGCGGCCCGGTTGGGCCTACCGATCAGGTCACGCACAACTGGGTTGCGCTTCTTCATTTCAGAAATACTTTTCTGCACAGATCGGGCCGATGCCACGGGCTACACTGGCCTCATCCGACAGTTCCCGGGCGCACACTGCGCACTTGCCGAACTTCTTGCCGTAGGCCACTGCAGCAGCCTCTGGATCGGTTGCCGCGGCCACGATACGGTTGGCCTGCTCGTCTGAACAGTCGCGGACCTTCAGGAACTTTCCGCCCAGCACCTTGCCGAGGTAGGTGTCGCCTTCCTTGACATACACAGCGCCTGCGTTTGCGCTGGTTGCGCTGGCTGGGCTGAAAACGAAAGTGTCAAGGCGCAGTTTAGGAAACTTGATGCCTGCTTCCTTGGCCTTGTTGAACGAAACCTCGATGGCCTTCACGGTGAGGTCAGGAGCCGTCTCGGCGGCCTTTGCACGCTCGATTGCACGGGCTGCCTTACGCTCGGCTGCCTGAACCGTCAGACGCGCTACGGTGGCCATCTGGCGCTCGGTCAGGTGACCATACTTATTCAGGGCCTCCAGCATCGAACCGGCAAACTCAAACCGTGCGGCTTCAGCGTTAAGCCATGCAAACTCTGCGGGGTGCTCTACGCCCCATGCCTCGACTTGTGCGGCCAGCTTGTCAGCCTCAGCGGCCTTGCGCTTGGCTGCAGCTTCGCGGCTCTTGCGGCGCGTCTCAGCATCGGTGCTGTAGGTCATGACGCCCTTGCCCTTGCAGCCGAAACACTGGCCACGGCTGTAACCAGAGAATGACGACCAAACGCCAGAGCCGTTGCACTTATTGCACTTCTCTTCATAGACGCGCTTAGGACCACCGAACGCAGGGACGACTTTTTGAGGGGCGCGGACGTTTGAGGTGCCAGCAACAAAAAACGTGTCGTCTTCCAGATCATCGAACGTAACATTCATTTTTTCTCTCCTTCTCTGTTGGCTGCGAGGTGCAGTGAAAACATTATAAGCGAAAAAAAAGGGGTCTTGCAACCCCCTTTTGAAAAAAGATTTTAGTCCGGTTCTTGGGTCTTCAGGTGCTCTAGAAGCCGCATCAGTGCTGGCTTCTCTGTCGGGAACGCCTCTTCGTCAAGGTAGCGCTCGATCTCCGCCAGAAAACATTGCTCTGCTGCGTTAAAACCTTGCAGATAAGCCTGCCCGATTCTTAACCGTTCCTCGGCCATATAACCTCCTTAAATTGCGTACTGTTGGACGTTGCCGTTGATCCACAGAGGGGTGCGACCTCGGCCTGACCACGTCTTGCCAGACACCGGGTCCTTGTACTTGGCTGGCACCTTGCGGCCCTTGATCGTGGCAGGCATCGCGAATCCCAAGTCCTTGGCTGTCAGGCCGTACTCTGCGATCTCAGACTTGATCTGGCTGATTACCTCGGCCAGTTCATCCTTACGCACGGCCTCGGCCTCGCGCATCAGGCGTTCTGCTTGCTGCTTCATTTCAATATAAGTTGCCATCTTCGTTCTCCGGGGTTTTGCGCTTATTTGCGCGGCTTTGGGACCTTCTATTATAAAACAATACTGTTCCTACGTCTTCGATTATGTAATGGCACAGCCGGTCAAGTTCAAGGGTGTGCATCGCATAACCTTCATTCATATTCACTGCGTGTTTGAGAATTCTAGCCATGGCTGCATATCCTTTTTTATCC